GCGTCATAGAGCAACTGAAGAATTCCATCAAGGAATTCGGAATGCCTGTGCCTATTGTGATTAACACCTACAAAGGTAGAGAAAACGTCATAGTCGGTGGCGAAAAAAGAGTCAGGGCAGCAACAGAACTCGGATGGACAGAGGTTCCCTATAGCACTGTTAATATTCCATTACAAAAAGAAAAAGCCCTCAACCTTGCACTAAATAAAATCGAGGACCAGTGGGATGAAACAAAACTGGCAGAGATTATAACCGAACTCACAAAAGCAGACTTTGATGTCTCCCTTACTGGTTTCAATGAAGTAGAAATCAGTAATCTCCTAGACACCACAATGTTCCTGGAACAAGAGGAAGAAGAAAAACCTTGGGATACAGAAGAAGAAATAAAAAAAATAGCAGATCCTATATCTAAACTAGGGGAAGTTTATCAGATAGGTCCGCACCGGCTGATGTGTGGAGACTCAACCAATCCCAGTGATGTAAGAAAACTCATGGATGGAAAAACAGCAGACATTATATTTACTGATCCGCCCTACAACGTAGCTCACAAAAGCATGGAAAAGAAAGGTAAGTTCCATACTGAACAGGGAATCATTCTAGGAGATGATCAGACTCAGGATGAATTCAGAGCATTTACTGAAGCATTCTTCCAGAACTTCAGTATGGTCCTAAAACCAGGAGGGACAATTTATGTCTGCACCGGATACTCCTCCTACCCTCTTTTCTATTACCAGTTCTTAAATTCAGGGTTTGTCTTTAGCAGCAATATCGTCTGGGTAAAACCAAATTTTGCAATCGGCTGGGGTGACTACAAAAAACAGTACGAACAAATAATGAAAGGCAAGAAACCAACAGGTAAAACGAAAGCTCAAGCACTTATGTATGGCTGGAGACAAGGAGAGCGTCATCAGTTCTTCGGAGAAGCAAATGAAAGTGATGTTTGGGATATGCCGCGAAAAGCCGTAACAGAAATGGTTCATCCAACAGAAAAACCGGAGTGGCTGATTATGAAGGCACTGAAAGGAGGTAGCAGGGTTGGCCAATTAGTAGTTGATTTATTCGGCGGTTCCGGAAGCACTTTAATGGCAGCTCACAAAATAGGGCGAGTTGCCTACCTTATGGAGAGAGATCCACTATTCTGCGATTTAATAAGGAAAAGATGCCAGAGGCTCAAATTGTAAGCCCCTGTGTGGCGATTTGTGGCCTCCATTCAAATCGAGTGGACCAGTTACGCCTGTAAAAGCCTATGGCAAAGAAGAAAGACAAAAAACAACTAAAACTAACCACTTCCAAAATGCCAGCTGAAACTGAACAACAGTACGCAGCCTGGCTGCTTTATTGCGAAGCAGGCAGCATTAAGAAGCTTCTGGACGTATGGGAAAAGGTTGGGCAAGTCTTGGGTGAAGCTGGGGTAGATTTTGCGTACCGGCTCGGTAAAAAACCAAGCGACACCACCATAGAAACCTGGTCCAAGAAGTATCAATGGGTGGCACGCACAGACCTAAGGCTTGAGGAAGAACTGGCAGAGTTGAAGGAGAAAGCTGACAGGTTCAGAAAGAAGCGCAAATTCCTAATTACCGATATTCTAATTCAGAAAATGACAAAACTGCAGAAGCAGGCCAGAACACAGGACGTGTCAGTCCTGGAGATTAAATATCTATGGGAAATGCACCGCACAGAATGGGGTGAATCAACAGGAAAAACAGAAGTAAGGCACTCAATCGATGAGAGTGAGCAGGAACCACCAAACCCAGAGGAAAATGAGGTTGGTAAAGAAATAGATCAGGTTATTAAAAAACACTATGGCAAACGACATAAATAAAGACAAAATTAGTGTTCTTCACTGGATACTAAACAATAAGATTAAAAACGAAAACGGTGAGTCTATCGAATTCGAGAACCACCGCTTCATGCTAGACATATATGCAGACCGCACACCTATACAGGTTATAAGAAAAGCCTCCCAGGTTGGAGCAAGCACAATGGAGATCCTCAGGACCCTGCACGGCGCACGATTCTGGGGAATCAACCAGATTTACACCTTACCCACCGGAGATGATGTCCTTAAATTTGTACAGTCAAAGGTAAATCGAATAATGGATATAAATCCAGTAGTAAAGCAAGGAGTCGCACCCAAAAGCATAGATTCAATTGAGCAGAAACAAATAGGCAAATCCTTTATTTACTTCAAAGGAACGTTTACAGAGCGTGAAGCTATCATGCTTTCCTCAGACAGAAACATCCATGACGAATTAGATAAGTCCAAAACAGACGTTATTAGGGATTATACTTCCCGTATGGGCTACTCAAAGATCAGAAGCCAGCACTATTTCTCCACCCCCACTATCCCAGAGTTTGGAGTAGACAAGATCTTCCAGCAATCAGACCAGAAATTCTGGCGTTTCAACTGTCCGCACTGCAAATTCAGACAGCATATGGAATGGGAGAAAAATGTTGACGAAAAACGAGGGATTTATATCTGCCAAGGGTGTAAAAAAGAGATCAGCCCACGGGATATAAACGTCAACGGTGAATGGGAAGCACGATTCCCAGACAGACCCATGTCCGGATACTGGATAAGCCAGATGCATACACCCTGGAGAACAGCCCAGGACTTAATAAAAGAGAAGAAAGATGCAGATGATGACACCTACTTCTATAACATGATTTTGGGGCTACCTTATTTATCAGCTGACCAAAGAATCCCAGCAAGCCTTTTTATACGCAACGTGAGCGACGTAAAGGCCGATTCTACAGAGGAATACAATGTAATGGGCATAGACACCGGAGCAGGCACAGGCAAAGGAAATCATTTGATTATCGGTAACAAGCTGGGAATCTTCTGGATTGGCATCCTGACCGACCATGAAGGCAAAGACAGATGGCAGCAGGCAGCAGACCTTATAACCTTTTTTGATATCAGAGTAGTTGTCGTTGATGGTCAGCCCTACACCAGAGAAGCATTCGAGTTGGCCAAGCAATTCCCTTACAGGGTTTACCTGAGCTGGTTCAAAGATGACCCGAAGATGCTGGAGGTAATAAGGTTTTTTGATGAGAAAGAAGGAAAGGAATCAGAGTTTGAAGAAGAAGTAAAAGTCTTCTCCTCCCGAACCAGAATTATGGATGACACTATCTCAGCGCTACGCAAAGGAGAAATCAAGTTCTCCCTGTCAAACAGTAGTCCTACCTTCAAAATGCTTATATTACACGCCCAAACGATGTACGCACGCAACGTAACCGACAAACTAGGTCAGGTGAAGCGTGAGTGGGCAAACACCGGACCCAACGACTTCTGGCTGGCACTAATCTATTGGCATATAGCCTTATTAAAACGTTCAAAATATGAGCCAAACAAATAAAGAACCAAAGAAAATAACTCTAACTGTCACAGAGGCAGAAGCCAAAATCCTGGAGGATATCCGCAAGGTACAATATGGTCGAGTAGATATCCACATCCAGAACGGTAAACCCTACAGGAAAGAGATTGTAGAGCAAAAGCGCATCGGTCCTGAGGAAGGTGGCAGCGCTGGGACATTTCCCAAGAAGCAAAGCAATATCGAGATTTGATCTTGCAGCTTGACTTCCAAGGCGCGTTTTAGATAATTGTGTCGTATATGGCTAAACAACAGCAAGCATCAGAAGAATACAGGAAGCTCAGGAGCCAATGTAAGACTCTGCTGAGGCAAATAGAATGCAGTCTGGACCAGCATTTGAAGGAGAAGGAGAATGAGAAACCAGACTTTGCCCTGGTAGGAGACTTATATTTTATCAAGGACCAGCTGACAAACGTCAGCAAATTTATAAAAGCATGAAATACACAGAAAACTACTCTGACCCAATCTTAGAAAACCGCATGGCAATATTCTTTGCCATTATTTACAAAGTTGTTTTTATAGCTCTGACAATCAAAGCACTTATATGGCTAATGCAGTAAACCTCCTCCGCCAGTAAAGCTACAAATACCCCAGCAGGCAATTTCCGATATAATTGTAAAATGTTACTTTTTCCAACTCTTCCGTTTACTTATATAGAACGGTTGAGGCGGACCATTTAAATATGCAGAAGCCACCGTTCGATGAGGTAGTAAAAAATTATATTAGGCTCGTGTACTTTTTTGCCAAGAAGTCCTTATATCAACAGGAGGACGTAGACGACATAGTACAGGAGACTTTCCTGAAAGCAATGAATAATTATAAACAATTTACATTCAAGAGCGAAGGCGAGCTGAAAAGCTGGCTGCTTACTATCTGCAGGCATTTAATTGCAGACCAGATGAGATCCAAAAAGAAAACAATCTCCATAGAACAGAATAATATCGAACTCTTTGACAATAGTGATGTAGAAGACATGATGAACGCAGAGATTACCCACGAAAAGGACATAGAAAGTGTAAAGAAAGAATTAGTGAAGCTGAAAGCTGAAGAACAGGAAATCATCCGGCTCCGGATTGTTGAGGAGATGGAATTTAAAGAGATAGCTGTAGCCTTAGATACTAAAGAAGCAGCTGTTAAGATGCGTTTTTATAGAGCAATCATCAAGCTCAAGGAAGCACTAGTATGAAATTAAAAAATGTAATCAAATCAGCATTTGAACAACAAGAACAAAAAGACACAATGCATATAAAAACATTGGAGAAACAGATCCTGTCAAAAGTCCATGAAGAAGAAGACCTGGACCAGGAAGTGAAGGCTTATTTTCCCCAACGCAAATCCTTCTGGGCAAATAGTGTACTCTATGTGTTTGCAGCGCTACTAATATTTGTACTCTTCTTCGGTATCAGCACCAAGAGTCCGGCATTTGCAAAAGGCTCAATCCTCGATGCCCTTATAAGCCTTAAAAATCAGCTTCAACAGGAGTTGACCCAGCTTCTAAGCAACGACCCCTCATATAGGGATAAAAGCACACAGAAATACAAACAAGCCCAGCAAGAATGGTGTTCTGTAAGCGCCAGAGCGCCAGAGGAGCAGGAAAAAGCGGTAGCAGCAATCAGAGACTTTTTAGACAGACCGGATGCTAATGTTAAATACGATTGCGTTATCAGAAATCCAAAAAATCAGTCCGAACCCGTATTGGAAACTTATAATGTAGACTTTGACCAGTTTGTAATTGATATAAAAACTAATCGAGTTATTGAGATGTTTTTTAGAGAAGAAACCAACTGGGGAGAAAATAAGGATGGTTCGCGCTGGTTTAGCCCAAGAAAACAGTACGACTACACACCGCGCTATACACAAGCTGAAGCAGAGCAATTGGCTCGGGACTTTATCAAGAACCATGAGAAAGCAATCGGTAAGATAGATTTAGATAAGCTAACACTAGAAACCGGAGTAAAAGATGAAAATAGTGAAGTAACTTACTTCTTTATTTGGAAAGGCGAACCAAAGGAAGACTATATTCCTCAACTAGACATCACCTTTACACAGGGTGGCGAATTAGTACGCTATTCCAATAAGCTCTCCCACTAACAGAAACTCCCGAAAATCACCACTAAAAAATAGCTATTGACATTTCTCAACAATTGCTAGATACTTGGTGTATGAGAAGTAAGAAAAGTAAGAATAATCTTACCTTTTACAATCTGCTCCACTTCAAGACTCCCCAATTTATCTCATATCTTTTTTATTTGAAAACCCAGATTACTAATTCTAAATCTTGGGTTTATTAAAAAGGAAGGAGGTGAAATACATGACAATCATAACAAAAGCTAAAGCAACAATACTTCCAGCACTCGTTGGAGTAGCAGTCCTAGCCGGACTGGTAACTGCTGTCTCAGCACAATCAGCTAATCCTCAAGAAACTCTTGATGCCCTCACAGAGCAATTGAGAACCAAAGCTGAACAAGCTGTTAATGCTGGCCAGACAACTGATGGCACGCATGAAGGCGAAAAAGCCTTTACTGGTGAAACCGCTAAGCAATTAGAGGAATTACGCAGACAGGGTTCTAACGCCAAAGAAGCAACTCTCGCAAGACCTGCGTCAGAGAGAGGTGCAGCAGTCGCAAATATCCGAGCTTTAACTGGCAATCAGGGAAATCCTGAGTACGTCTCTACTGCCAAATCCAGCTACAGCAACTCTGTTATAGCTGAATATTACATGGTAGGACAAGACTACGTTGAGGTCGATACTAAAACGAATAAAATCGTTCAATTCGGACCGGCTCCAGTTGCAAAGGGACAACCAGCTAAGGAATATAACACCGAAGCAAGGTTCTCTCCTGAACAATTAGAAGCAAAAGCCAGAGAGTTTATCGCTAAGAATGCTCCAGATGCCAACTTAGGCAGCCTGAAAGAAAGCACTGGCGAGAAAGGCGGAACAAACTTCTTCTTCAGATTCACAGATGAATCCAAAGAAGTAGAAGGCGTTAAGGCTTTCGTACAGGTAGGATTTACTGTCGGAGGCGACCTTCTCAGCTATACAAATACGCTGGGATTGTAAAAGGGGGCAAATTTAAAAAGGAAGGAGGTGAAATAATAATAAATGAAAAAATTATCGAGAATGTTCTTCGGATTACTGATGGCCCTCGTCGTGTTTTCGACAGGAGCACAAGCTGCTCACGCTGCAGTCTCAATCTACTCAAATAACGGCAGTTACTATACCGCTTATGGACCAGGTCAATACTGGTACAACGTAGATAATGAAGGATACTGCGGAAACGGTGGTGGAAGCTGCAGCCCAAACAACATGAAGTACACCTGGTCGGGCTGCTCTTTGAGCAACTATGCTAAGTGGGTTAACGGAGCTGGACCAAGTGGTTGGGCTACTCATGATACCTATATTCCAGGTACGAATGCCATTAATTCGGCAGCACCATACCTACTGAGTTATAACTCAGCAAGTCAGTTCCACTTTACGATCAATCAGAACTCTTACTATGATACCTTTGTAAGAACTGATCCAAGCGATCCATGGTGGTACAACATTGGAAATATCTGGCTGGATGACAATCCATGCAACGGTACTTCCAAAATTGGCTTTGATGAAATGAAGGTGGCCGACTAGGTATTTAAGCCCTTCATTTCATATTCCTGCCTAGCCCCCCTGATCAAGGGGCTAGGGTTGTTTTGGAGAAAATAGTAAGACAAATAAGAAAATTAAGAAATCCGCTGGACTTGCAGGCTTATATTTGATATATTCAGCTTACACAGATATGAGAAGAATAATGATAGCAAGCACGATAGGCATACTTCTACTACTAGCCGGAGGCTATCTTTATTTTAATAGCCACAATTCCTCTCAAAATTACCTCCCACTGGAACAACGCAAGACTGTAGAAGCATATTTCAGAGAACACATGAATGCAACACCAGAAGAAGCCAAAACAATGGCAGAAAACGGTGTAGACTTAAGAGTAAGCAAAGGCACGACACTCATGGGAATTGTAGGAAATCTTTATTATTATGGCTTTATAGATAATGAGGGGGAATTCACCAAGCTTCTAGGGCAAACAAAGGACACTACGCCAGGCCGTGAAGGAGCAATTAAGGCCGGAAATAACACAATAGACACAAACAGCAGCTATTACATTAACTCTCAGATGACTGACGAGGAAATCGCAGACACGCTCCTAAACAAAGGCAGATACTCAGATAAATTTAATCAATACAACTATCTCTTCATGCCAAGCAGTAAAAACCAACGACTATGAAAATAAGACCATTAACAATGCTAGCACTGGCAGTATTAGTTGTTGTTGGAGTATTGTACTTTGCAGACAAAAGAACATCCTCAAAGCATACAACTGTTGCTCCGGAGCAAATCAAACCCTCCCCAACTCCACAGCAAAGACCCAACAGAGCGCTCAAAACTAACGAGAAATTTATTGCACCGATTGGGCTTTACATTACAGTGCCTGAGGAGATGAACTTTAGAGAGGAAACAGCAGATGACCCAAGTCGCCCGATTATTGGAGGTTTTTATATAGAAAAAGAGGGCGCATCTGGATACCAATTTTATGGTGTTTATAGCGCCAATAACAATACAGCGGATAGCTTGGAGAAAGCAAAAAAGGAAATGGACCCTGCCACTATAAAAGAAGTAACAGTTGATGGGTATAAAGGAATTGAAGGCCTAGTCACTGGCCCAAAAAATAGATATCTCACTTATATTATTAAAGATGGTATCTTAGTTTCCTTTTCTACCATCCCACCTACTCCAGAGAATAAAGAAATTACTGACCAAATCCTCTCCATTGTCAGCTTTCAATAACCAGTAACGTACTTGAAACATACAGTCCCCCTTTTGTAGCATGAAGCTATAACGAAATTCGCCTAACGAATCTGTCGGGGCTTGGGTTTTTTACTCACACGAGTAGACGAACCCAAGCTCCTTTTTTGTTGTCCAAACACTATGCCAGATCCAGAAATCAAAGAGGAAAAAATAAAACCAGAAGAACGCTACGACCCCAGCGAGGAGGAGCAAAAGCTCCTGACCAAATGGAAAGCGAGATTTAAGCGTGCGAAGGAGTTCCGTGAACCATACCAAGCCAAATGGCTGCGTATGTACATGCTTTATCGAGCATACCAAAATAAGCAGAACTATGCTTATAGCACCCGCCTGATGCCGCCTATTGCCTTTGAAATCGTTCAGACAGTGGTATCCAGGCTCGCTACAGCTAAGCGAAAGACACGCATCCTCCCCAGAGAGAAAAACGATGCTGAATCAGAGTCACTCGACTCCTGGGATAATTTGGTAAATTATGATTTTGACGTTATAGAACTTGCCAAAAAACTTCCTCACTGGATAGAATCCTCCACTTTATATGGAAATGGAATTCTAAAATTAGCCTGGAAAGCAGTAACAAGAACCGACAAGGATGGCAAAGAAGTAACTATTTATGATGATCCAACCGGAAGCTTGGTAGATCTTTGGGATTTTCTCCCAGCGCCAGAAACAACCGATTTACAGGAAGACTGTCCATGGCTTATTCACCGGATTGTAAAAACCAAAGAGAAGATAGAAAAAGAGGAAAAGACACGTGGTGAAAATAAGATCTATAAAAACTTACAATTCTGTGAACCTAAGGTAGTCGAAGATTGGAAAAAGGAACGCTACGAGATAAACACCAAGAAAATGGGGCAAATGTCTGGTGACGTAAAAGACCAGCAAGGCGGAGAAGGCAAGATTCTGCCGGAGAAAACAGAAGGACAAAAACAACTGGAACTTTGGGAATGTTGGGATTTTGAGGAAGATAAACTGATTGTTATCAGCAACGGCGAGATTGTCATAAGGGATGAGGAGAATCCATACCTGGGAGTAAACAACGGACAGCTTTTCGTAGATCTTCCGGACATGTCTCTTCTGTGGGAATTCTGGGCAACCGGACATATCGAGCCAGTTGAAACATCAATTCACGAGATTGCAGATCTGAGAAACCAGAGAATGGATGATGTTGTCTTAATGCTGGACCCAGTAGTTAAAATCAGAAAAGACTCCGGTATTACTAAAAACGACATTATATTCTCTCCTGGAGCAATCTGGGAGTTAAGAAAAATGGATGATGCAGTAATAGAAAGACCACCAGAAATAAGCCTGATGGGAATAAATGAGGACAAACTGATGCGCGATGAAATCTCAAGAACTCTGGCCCTCGGAGAATACATGCAGGGGATGCCACAATCTACAAATGAACCCCTTGGGAAAGTAGCAATGCTTCTCGGCCAAAGCAACTTGCGCCTGAGCATGAACGCACAAAATGTAGCTAATGCACTCACTACCCTGGCAAACGTACTCATTCAGCTAAATCAGGAGTTTATAGACAAAGACAAACTTTACAGAATTGTCGGTGAGGAAGTCGACTTCAAAGAATTCAAAGAAGCAGACAAGAAAGTACAGGTGGATGCGATAGTAGAAGTAGAACCTGTAGTTCCTCCAGACCAGCAGGCACGCATCAATCAAAGAC